ATTCGACCATATATAAGATCGAACGTACCTATGTGAGCGGTCAGTTCATCGAGTTGTAATTGGTGGAAACCAAGATCAAGCGAGGGGATATCATTGGTCTCCTTGGATGAACTCGGTTTCAAAATCGGTGAGCTCGTCAATGAATACACCGACGAAATCAAAACGGCAATGGAAAAGGTTCTCGACCAAACGGCCGAGAAGGTACTTCAGTACATTCAGAACAAAGCACCGCGAAGCGGTCAAGCGGATGGCTTCGCCGACTCATTCGTCGCACTGCCGATTGGCAGCGGCATCACCAAGACCATCGCTATCTATTCCGAGAAGAAGGGTCGCCTGACTCATCTCTTGGAATTCGGATTCACGCATCGAGGGGGAAAGTTCGTCGGGCCGCGTCCATTCATGCGCCCAGCCTTCGATACGTTTTCTCCGGAGATGCTTGAAGAAATCAAAGTTATCATCGAAAGGGGTGGCGCTTCATGAGTCATCTGACTCAGATATATTCTCTCTTGCAGTCTGTTCTACCGAACAAAGTCACCTATGGGACGAACATTGTGGATGCCGTCGAACTCGACGTCTATCCCTTCATCGTCTATCAAGAGATCAGCAATCGTGCCACGACCTACGCCGACAACCGTCCGAGCGTTCGTATCATCACCTATCAGATCACCCTCGTCACCGAACAGAAAGACCCTGGTCTCGAAGTGCAACTTGAAGAAGTGTTGCAGGCTTCGGGGTTCAACTATCAAATGGTGACAGAGTACGTCAACGAAGACAACTCGGTCAACCGAGTCTACGAAATCAAACTGGAGGTAATCACCCATGAATAAAGTCACATTCGGTCTTACCAACGTCCACTACGCGCTCGCCACGCAGGGTGTCGACGGATCCTGGAACTTCGCCGCGCCGAAGCGCTTGGTCGGAGCCCAGGAAATCACCACCGAAGCGATCGGCGGCAGCACCCAGGTCTATGCGGACGACAAGGTCATCGCCACGCTCGTCTCAAACTCCGGAACGACCGTCACGCTCAAATTCACCGAAATCGACGATGAGTTCAAGAAAGACATCTTCGGCTTCAAGACCGACACCAACGGCAACTTCGTCGAAGTCATCAACAATGAAACGAAGACCTTCGCTCTCGGCTACGAGATTCAAGGCGACATCAAGGCTCGCCGCATCTGGTACTACCTCTGCACCGCCACGCCGTCCGGAGATTCGAGCAAGTCAAAAGCCGACTCCATCGAAGCGAACTCGATCTCTCTCACCATCACGGCGCGTCCGATCGAATCCGGAGACAATCTGATCCTGCGCGTCATCGCCAGCGTCGGCGACACGAACTACACGAACTTCCTGACCACGGCACCGGAACTGCCGACGTTCATCTAAAGGAAGGCTGACCCATGGAAAAGACGATCAAGTTGGGGGAGAAGGAGTACCGGCTCCACTCCTCCCTTTTCACGATCATCGACTACCGGAACGTCTTCGGTTCCGAACTCTTCAGCGATATCAAGAAACTGGAGAAGGGGAAGAACATCAAAGAAGAAGACTTCTCGCTCGTCATCGATACGATCTTCCGCATCATCTATGTGCTGCATCGTCCCTTCAGCAAGACCTCCTACAACGACTTCCTTATGTCACTCGATTTCTCGATTCTGAGCGACACGGACGAACTCGCCGCTCTGTCAGCCACGATTGGGGATATGCTCGGAACTCTCCAAAAAAGCGCCAAACCCATCCCACAGTCCAAATGATGAGCCAGAGTTTGGCGCGACTGCGAACATCATCTTCAACTTGGCTCATTTAGGCATCTCGATCGAAGATGCCAGACATTTTGATTTGGAGTCCTACTTCGAGATAGTTCAACTTGAGATGAACATCATCACAAACAAAAAGGGTAGCCGAAGAGCTACCCAAAATGAAATTGACACCTTTTTCCTTTAACGTCTATGAATCACGTCCAACTACAAGAATATTAAAAATCACAAAGGTTTCTCCATTTCTGTAAACAGTGGCCGAGATAAATGTGCCAATTCTTAATGTCCAAGGAATTTTTGAAACAAAATCGGCGGTATCAATTATATTGGTTCCATTAATCGCTAACAGGATGTCAAATGGATTAAGGAACCCAGAAAATGTACTATTTGATGCTTGCGAAACAATGTAGAAACCATTACTAATACCTGCTGGAAGAGTTATGTTATTCGTTTGAAAATATTCTTGGCTAGTGGCAATATCGATAAAACTAAAACCATAGTAGGGGGTTCTTAGTGAGTAGTCGAACATAAATTGTGGTGTTCCATCAGATAGATACCCAGTGAAGATGAACGGCAATAGGAAATCTGATGATATATACTTTAGCAAATAATTCCTACTCCCTACTGTCATGTCGCCCGAAAGACTAAAAACAGAGGAGCCACAATGAATTATGAAATCTCCATTCGGTGTCTCTTCAAAGGAAACCGAAGTAACATCTTGACCATTCGAATACCCGCCCATATAATATACAGCTCCGAAAGCAAATGAAGAAGATAGGGTTGCATCAATCAAATCGTCATATGAGGGTTTGCTTTTTATAACTGACGGAACAGTGATTGTGTTTTCAAGCGGCTGATATGAGTCTAGAAGAATAATGCCTGGGACGTCTATATTATCATCAGAAGAAAAAAAACCCTTAATCGTGACATTCATGCCGATTGTTATCCCAGAGAGATCTTGGTTATTTCTTGAGACATAAAAGTTCTCACCCATACTATCAATGGCAATGAATGATTCCGAAAAAACATAATTTATTGTGGCATCTATCGAAATATAATCACCATATGTAGAATTTGAATAAAGAGCAAGAATAGACTGATTTTCGTTATATTCTGGCTCAGCTTGGATTATGAAGCTTGTCGATACCGTCTGTATTTCATTGCGAAATGTATAGGTGGCAGTTATTACCACTGTCAGATCGGTTCCTCCGTCAGGAATATACGGTCTAGTTACAGATACTCTTACGGAATTTTCTTCATCCGAAGTTGTAATCTGAACATACTCAGAACTTGTAGATTGGAAAGCCAATGTAATGTCGTCAAACACGGAGAGTATCGAAAATGAGGTGTTTTCGATTTCATTTATTTGTTCTTCAATAAAAGTGCTAACTCTCAAAGCAAAGTGTTCGTTTGTCTCGATTGGCGAAAAGACCGCGTATACATCCAAATTTCCAGAAATCGCATTCAAGGAAGTGTTCCACCCAACAAAGATGTAGTCATATTCGTCTGTCGACTCTTTTGTTGGAACCAAACCATTATATGTCGCCGCGTTTCCATACTCGACATCCTGCTGTAATAAAACAGTAAACAAATCGTCGCCGTAGAATGTGACTGTGTATTTGTTTGGAGTGAATTTTGGATAGAGCAAAAGGTTGCTAGCAGGCATTGTCAGGTTGGTGAACTTTTGCTCATATGATTGGCTTGTGTACCAACCCTCAAAAACATGCCCGATTTTGTTCACCGATGGGAAATTGATGATGGAGCCAAAATTGACCGTGTTTGCATCAAGAAGATCTCCCTCTGGGTTATAGAAAGTTATAGAATATTGATTGATTTCCCATTTTGCATATAACACGAGATCCCGCGTGACAACAGACAGCACAGTGAATTGTGCATCATTCACGCCAGTTCCTGTATACCACCCAAGGAAACTATAGCCCTCCCGGGATGGGATGGGTAGTTCAATAGTAGTGCCTTTTTCAACATCGATTGTTTGAACCGGATCGCCTCCGAGGCTATCAAACGAAACAGAGAATAAATCGGTGGGAACTGTTGTCGATGTTGAGTTGGTTGATTGGTCTGTGCCACTTGAAGATGTAACTGTTAAGGAAGTGGTCTGGGTATCTTTTGCTGTAGTTGTAAGCGAGGAAGATATGGATAATAGGGAACATCCAGTACCAGCCAATACGATACAGGTCATTAAGAGGAATCGGATAATTATTTTATTCATTAAATTTACCTCGAGGAAATCTGATAACAATATTATAGAGTAGTATTCCGGGATAAACAAGTGTTAACAAGAAACGGGCTTTTCATTAAGTTTTTTTGGGGGGTGAGCAGGGATGGCAGAAACAATCAAAGGACTCAATATCCAACTGAGTCTGGACGGCCGAGACCTTGAAAACGAACTCAAGGATATCCAGTCCGATCTTAAGGAACAGCAGAAAGATCTCAAAGCCATCAATGCGAACCTCAAGTACGACAGTACGAATGTCGAGTTGTGGAAACAGAAACAATCCAAACTCAACGAGATCCTGCAGACGACGAAAAAGAAACTCGAAA